GACGGAATACAATAATATTTTAGTTGAAAACAACAAAGGATTTACAAATAAACCGTCTATAAATTATGTAATTAATGCAACTTCATTTCCATATAATATTTATAATCCACAGCAACCCAAAGGCAGTTGGATAAAATATTTAGGTCATTATATTTTAGACTATATTGAATTATATATTGGTGATGAAAGTATTCAAAAAATAACAGATGATTATTTGCATATTAATTATGGATTAAATATATATTATCAAAAAATGCAAAAATATTTATATAATATTGGTTATACTCCTGAAATGGTAACACCGTCTTTACAAATAGATGGTAAAACTATATATATACTTATACCTTGGTTTTTTAATAATTCAACAAATAATTTACCACTTATTAGTCTGATAAATACCAAAGTTCATTTTAAATTTAAGACAAAACAATTAGATGATTTAACAGTTCATGATGATTTCGTAAAAGTTGTTGTATTAGACAATAATAATAAAACATCTGATAAATTTAATATTAAAGGAAGCATGTTAATGGACTATATATTTTTAGATGTAGATGAAAGAAATAAATTTGTTTCATATCGTCATGAATATTTAATTGAACAAATACAATATCTAAATCCATGTTATATTAATAAAAATGATATTTTAAATGCAAGTAATGGTACATCTTTAGATGGATCTATAAATAATAATGTATCTGACACTATTAAAATCAATCTTAATTTTAAAAATTGTGTCAAAGACATATATTGGTTTTGTCAAATACAATCAAATTTAGATGTAAATGATTATTCTAATTATACATCGTCGCCGTCCTATTATAATTTTATTAGGGAGAATAGGTCATCAAATGGTAAGATGTTTTCAATAAATGGGTTTGAAAATATAGCATTGTATAAAAATAATCCGTCTATATCAGATATAATTACAAGTGCTTATAATAGAATAGTTGAATTTAGTGGTATTGATATTGATATCAATAATATTAATAGGTCTTGGTTTTTAGATTATGAAATTGATTGTATAAATAATATTTTAAATAATATACCAGAATATGACACAAATACACCAATAACAAACAACCAGATTGTTTTGAATGGTAAAAATTTATTAAATCAAGATTCAATATACACAACATTAGTATTACCATATCAGAAATATGAAAATAATCCATATAATGGTTTGAATGTATATTCATTTTCGCTTAATCCGTCAGACTTACAACCATCAGGAAGTTTAAATTTTTCAATGATGAAAGCGAATAATGTTAATTTGAATATGACACTAGATAGTTCTCTAGGATTGAATAATGATATGATGGTAATAAAAGTGATTGCTCGTAATTATAATATATTAAGAATATTTAGTGGTTTAGGAGCATGTGTATATAATAATTAGTGAATTAAGTTAAATTAATATTATTATTATGTAATTATATAATAATAGTAATAAATGACTGGAGGTATAATTCAATTAATGTCATTAGGTAATGAAGATGTATATTTAACTAATGAACCACAAATTACATTTTTTAAGATGGTATATAAAAGACACACTAATTTTTCAGTAGAAAATATTATACAAAATTTTAATTCACAGGCAGATTTTGGCAAAAAAATTACTTGTACTATCAGTAAAAATGCTGATCTTATTTCTCAAATGTTCGTACAAGTATCTCTCCCACAAATTAATTTTTTTCAACAATCTTCCACTCTTACTGACCTCAATAAATGTGCTTGGATTAAAAAAATTGGATGGAATATTATTAAAACTGTCGAAATTGAAATTGGTGGTTATGTTATTGATAAACATTACGCTGATTGGTTTCATGTCTGGTCAGAATTAACTGATAACAATAATACAGACAGAGGTTTAGACATTATGATTGGTGATGTTCCTGAGCTAACTGAATTTACAAATAGTAAAAATTCATATACTTTAACAATACCTTTATTTTTTTGGTTTTGTAGAAATAATGGACTTGCGTTACCAATTATTGCATTAGAATTTTCTGATGTAAAAATAAATGTTGAATTTGCTAATTTGAATGATGTTTTGTTATTATCACCAACTAATTATATTCAAATAGACAATAATTTTACTCAATTTAAAGAAGGTGATATTCTATTTCAAAAAATAAACAATACAAAAAACTATATTATATTCAGATATTTTGCTATCATAAATAACACTGAAAATAGATTATATTATACAAAAATTAATTCGGTTCCAATTGTTAGTAATTCATTAAACAGTACTAATTATCAAATATTTTCATTAGATGAAGTTTATAATGTTAGTGTTTTTAATGGATCTTCAGAAAAAGTTCATATTAATAAACAAACAAATTTTGCTTGGACTAATTCGTTATCTTTGGTTAGTGCTTCTTTAGCAGTCGATTTTATATATTTAGATACTGCCGAAAGAATTAATTTTATTAGAAGTAATCATGAATATCTAATTGATACTCTATTGTTTGATAATGATAAAAATATTACTACCAATTCTTGTAAAATTAAATTAGCATATTCACATCCATGTAAAGAAATCATTTTTAGAGCACAAATGGACTATTTAATTGCTAATAATTTATTGTTTAATACAAATTATTCATTAGATTATTTTGAGACGACGGATATAATAAATACAATACAGATTATTATGAATGGAACAAATAGATTGTCTCCAAGAAGTGCTGATTATTTTAATTTAGTTCAGCCATTTCAACATCATTCAAATACTCCTTTAAAAGGTTTATATTGTTATTCTTTTTCTCTATTTCCAGAACAACATCAACCATCTGGTACTTGTAATCTCAGTAAAATAGATGATTTTCAAATAATTATTACAACAAACAAAGCTATTAATTATTTAAATACTGCTAAAATAAGAATATATGCAGTATGTTTGAATGTTCTTAGAATATTAGATGGACAAGCAGGTCTTGCTTTTTCGAACTAATTAAATATTAAATTATTATCTAATAATTTAATAATTTTTTTTTAAATTTTTATGACAAGATAAAATGGAGCTATAATTTAAGACATGTATTTATCACGGCTATTGTTTGCGACTTCAAGTGTAACCTTTGAGAGACCGTTGCTTAGAGTTCCAATTAATTTCAAGACATTTAATTCCTTGATTGCGAATTTGGCTGCAGATTTCTCAAACGATTTATTGTATTCTTCCATTTCTTTTGCATTTGGAGCGATTTTAGTGTCTCTTGGTCCATACGAATTTCGCTTGACATATCGTCTAACCAAATTGTATTTTTCAGAAAATTCTTTAGCAGAAACTTTAAATTCATCTAATCGGCGTCTCATAGTGTTTGTTACATCGCTGTGTAATTCTTTGCCCATACTTTTAAATCGGCGATCGAAGTTTTTAACTGTTGTGTTGTAGAAATTTTCCATATCTCTCAGACCAGGTAATACTGCTGACTCTTTGCTTGCTTCAGTGTATTTGTCTGTGTCAATACCATATTTGTCTAATTCACCACCACTCTGTCCACCCTGTCTTAGTTGAATAACTGGTCCACCAAATGAACCCATAAATGGCATGGGACCAGCTACTTGACTCATCTGTCTGACAATTCCAGATGTAATATATGCCTTGGTATCAGTTAATCCAAGACCAGGTAGAGGAACTATTCGTTGCGATGAGACATGGATTGGATATCTAAGTGTCCTACTCTGTCTTTTCACCTCGTCTTGATCTTCTGGTTCTGCATCTTTTTCAATTATGCTGTGGTTCAATGCTTCAGGATACACTTTATTGATGTATTTTGCAAGTGCTATTAAGTATTGAATGGAACGATGATTTGGATCTTTTTTGAGTTTATCAGGAATTTCTACATTCTTTTCTGCATATTTCTTCTTTTGTTCATCCCAGCTTGCATTAAAATTCCATTCAACACGATTCTTGTCCTTGATTTCATACATCAAACGACCCCATCCAAGTTTTCTTAAGAATTTCTTTCCAGTTTCTGGATTCACACGAGCTAAATCACTCATTCCAAATGAAATGTTTTTTCCTTCAGTAGTGTCAAATACATCTACTAATTTTTGCAGACATTTTGATGGATTATCACTGTCACATTGAGCCATTAAATTACTGCATTCAGCTAGTTGTAGTTTTTCAAGCCCCAATGCTGCACATGTTGCATTGTCATCTGATCTCAAAGTAAATTTCTTTAATTCTTCACCGTCATTCAATGTACCTGATTTTTTGAGCACTATTATTGTTTTTCCATCTTTATCTTTTGTCATTTTAAATTCCCATTGTTTATCTCCATATGATCCACTTGAGGAACCACTTTTTCTCACTTCTCCTGATACTTTTGATACAAATTTATGCAATGCTCTGTTTCCAAGCATCAGTTTTACACCATTGACTTCTACCATTAAATTTTCAGCAGCGTCTAAATACTTGAGAGATGCATCTGCTCTTTTTACTGCTTCAACAACAATTTTTTTACCATCAAATTTTCTATCATCCAATTCAAGACCATCAGAAGGTATTTTGTAGTCATTCACTATATTCAAAT